TACGAATTTTAAAACGATCTTTGAAATATTAAATAATTACGGTACTCGCTTAGATGGATTGATGGAGTTATTCGCTAAAGTCAGAGCCGAATTAAAAGGTAATTCGATTGGATATGAGTATCTACTAGCATTACAGCAAGAGAACGCAACAACATCCGGATTAGATTACCTTGCTAATCAGCTACATCGTGAATACTTGAGAGCAAAACTCGAAAAGGTTAAAGCTGAACACACAACATTTCCAACTAAGCAACTAGAAGCAGAAATGCTTGAATTGTTAAATGCGATTTCTAAGCTATCCAGAAAACGAAATGTCGGAGACTTATCAGAAACGTTCGAACAATTCGAGTATGAGCTTGAACACGATATCGAAGATGGGATTAAGACATTCAGCGGATTGGATGCAGCACTTGGAGGCGGAATTGGACCAGGAATGTTAGTTACGGTTGGAGCTAGACCTTCAGTCGGAAAGAGTGCCTGGACAATCAATCTAATCGACAGAGCGCTACAGAGAAACGACGGATTAAGAGTAGACCTGTTTAGTCTTGAGATGAGCAAAAAAGAAGTGTTCTCACGATTCGTTTCAAAAATGACTACGTTGAACACGTACTACCTGCGAAAAATGAATAGAATGCTAAAGCCTGGAGATAAAGAGCTAGTGAGAGCGACTATTGAGTATTTCAAACAGAAAGACTTGAAAGTCTATGACACTGTATCTGAACTAAATCACATTCTTGGAATTATTAAAGAACGTGCTGCAGGACAAGCACCAGGTAAATATTTAGCAGTTATCGATTATGTTGGACTAATCAAGGTTAATAACAATCGTGATAGAAGATTACAGATTGAACAGATTACCAGGGAATTGAAAAACCTTGCTAATGAACATCAAGTGCCTATCGTTATCTTATCTCAATTGTCTCGAGGAGTAGAACAGCGCCAGGATAAATCACCAATCTTGAGTGATTTAAGAGAGTCAGGTTCAATTGAGCAAGATTCAAATGTCGTTGGATTTTTGAGCAACGAAGAGACAGAAGAGAATCACGAAGGCTATCAACGAGTGAAGTTCTCTATCAAGAAGAACCGTGAAGGCGATTTGATGGATTCAACATTCAAGTTCTATAAAGCTCAAATGAATTTTGTAGAGGAGTTTGAGCGTAGATGAATGCAAGAGAGTTCGAAAAAATTATGCAGTCGGAAGGATTAAAGACAACTCGAGCAGTAATGATCATGTTGCAAGAGGCTAAGAAGTGCCAGAAGAACATTAAGGCAATGAGTATGTATAAACATCTTCCTTATGCTGCAGAATACATCGAAAAACAAATGGAACAGAAAGATAAAGCTATATGGCAAGCCTTAGAAGTGGCACAACTAGAGAAAATGTACGGATTTCGATTAGTTGAGGATAGAAATGATGTAATAATAGCCACTTACAGTGTAGAGAACCCACACAGCGAAGCAATGAAGAAAATCAGAAGCCATATCGAGATAATGGCGGAATTGGAGAAAGAGTATGGCATTTGTGATTAAAAACAGCAATATGTATTTTACACAAATTGTAGATCATAGCAGCATGGCCGGATATCTGGACAGAAAACATCCAGTTAAAACATTTGAATTTAAATCGAACCAAAATGAAGCGATGAAATTCAAGAAGTACGGTGAAGCTAGAAAGTACATGAAGGAGAACGGGTTGAACGGAAACATCATTGAGATAGTTGTTTCTAAACCGTTCCAAATAAACAAGATGGAAAAGAATATCGGTCCTAATAGACTAGATGAATGGTACGATTCAGCATTGATGAGTACCAGAGAAGATATTGAAAAGATGATTGCGGATTCTGAGAATAATTTCAAGCACATGGCTAGAGATATCTTGAAAGTAAGAACAACAACGTTAAACATATTCTTACGCAATCCATACGAACTTGGATGGAACACTCGTAAGAAAATTATGGACAGATTAGAAGAATATTTCGAAGGAGCTGGAATGAAGTGAATTTAAATGATCCAATTAAAAAAAGACGTATTGAACGTGAAGAGTTAATCCGATTAGTTCAAAACTGGTTCGTAGAACGTGGCTTAGATACGCTGGACGGCAGTGGACAGCTAACCAAACTACAAGAAGAAGTAGACGAATTAAAAGAAGCATATATCCATATTAACCGCGATGAAGAGATTGACGCGGTTGGAGATATTACAGTAGTGCTAATCGGATATTGCATGCAGCGCAATCTTGATTTCATGGATTGCTTAGAAAGTGCTTATCACGAGATTAAAGACCGCAAAGGTAAAGTTATCAACGGTGTGTTCGTGAAAGAGGTGCAGTAATGGATTTCGTGAACGTGAGCGGATTTAGAGCGCCAGATTTACTTGAAAACGCGAAAATCAAAGAAGCGGTTAAACATCCAAAGCATTATCAAGGCATTAAAGGACTAGAAGTGTTCACTGTGATGGAGAATTTCATTCCGAAATACGAGGATTCGTTTGATGGATACCTAGCAGGAAATATTTTGAAGTATGTGTTGCGAGCTCCTAGCAAAGGGAAAATGCTAGAGGATCTAAAAAAAGCAAAGGAACATTTGGACTTGTTAATCGAAAGGGCAGAGGATTAATCATGAAAACAAATCAATTATGGGTAATATTTTGGCAAATCATAGCATACACAATTTTAATGCTTAATGTGTTTGGAATTAGTAGAATTCATATCTTGTTCGCTATCGTTGCAATATTCAACGGAATGGTAGCTGGATACGAGAAAGAAAAGGAAATCAGAAGTCTAATCAAAATGGACGCTAAAGAATTCGAAAAGTACCTTAAAAATATTGAGGAGGACCAATCATGAAAGAGAAATCAGAGCTTGATAAATTAAAAGACGATGTGCATTACTTGATTGTGGCGCATTGCAAGTACAAGGATATTTCGATGTATGAACGAGCGTTGAAACAGTTCCAGGAAGATATTGGATATGGCCAGTTAGAAGATATGAGCTACGATGAACGATTCGCTTTCTTGCTGGGGTTTGAAACGTCGTTGAAGGCAATTGAAAACGCAATTCACTTGCACGAATTGGTGGAGAAAAATCCCGAAATAGTTGAATTGCCAGAGTGGTTTAATCCTAATGATTACAAATACTAAGGAGGGTTACGATGGATACTTTTGATAAATTAAAATTACAAGGTGAGTTGGACGAATTGTTAACAGACTTTGAAGCAAAAGCGAAAACAATTCTTTTAAAATACAAGTTAGGTTGGAAAGAAGAGAATAAACAAAATGATTGGAAATTAGAAATGCCGTTTCAAAGAGGCGACAGATATTTTGTTTTGCGAAGCTATGGAGCATGTGAAATAGAACTTTGGGACGATACAAATTATCACAATAACAATGTAGTACAAGGAAATGAATTTGTTTCAGAACAATTAGCCGAATTAGAAGCGAAACGAAGAGAATTGATAACTAAATTCAAAGATTTTCAAGACGCCTCCAACAGAGATTGGGTACCAGATTTTAATAATTTTGATCCGAAGTATTTCATAGCATACGACTATGATGTCAATAGATTTAGAGTATATGCTCAGTATGGAATAGATGGATTTCATATATTTGGTTATTTTCAAAATGAAAGAGACGCTAAACAAGCTATCGAAATATTTGGAGAGCAAATCAAAGCTTTATTCGTGGATTGCGAGGCGTAGGGTTAAATGAAAACAATTAACGAAATACAAGACCATAAATTGGTGTTTGATGAACGAAATGATTCCCAAATATATGCATTTGATTTAAAACGTGAATGGAACTTATTAGATGTAGACCAGAGAAGTGATTGGCGGACTCTAAAAGAAAGAAAAATCAAATTATCTGTTGAGTCTATATTGGATTGGATATATGAATATATGGAACAAGACGGATATGAAGACATGTTTGTTCATTTGTGGAATGACACGTCTGAAGAATTTAAACAACGAATGCAAGGGCTACTTGATGAAATTTCTAATTTTCCAAGTGCGAAAGTCTATGACATTGATGAAGATGTCAATCCATTTGTGGATTTAGAGGAGGAATAACAATGCACATTACTATGTTTTTAAAAAACGGACAAACATTAAGATTTGAAGACGTGACAAACTTGAAGAAAGAAGAAAAATTCTATAACATTATTACTTTTAATTATTTAAGTATGTCGGATTTCAAAAAGAAAAGAGCACTCTTTAGCATTAAAGAAGTGTTAGGTTTATCAGTTGATAAGGAGGATTTCGATGTTAACAGTTTACTCTAAACCAAATTGCATCCAATGTGAGATGACAAAGATGTGGCTAAATCAAAATAAAATTCAATTTGAGTCAGTG